TTTTTTTAAAGATGCCCTTGAACTATCTTCAATTTCCTGTGCCTCTTTTTCTTTTTCTTTTATTGTTTTGTCACTCCATATTAATGGTTTTTTTTTCATTATTGCTATAAGACCTCTGTTCATTTTAGCAACGAACATATCAGCAATTCCCGTGAATGCATCTTTTATACCCATTAATGCACTACCTTCAGAAAGACCACCAGTTATGTAATTCCACATTTCTGTAAAATTTCTACTCATCGTCCCAGAAATTACTGTTCTCATTCCAGCCTCAAAGGTTGCAAAAAACTTATCTGCTCCTATAGCTAGAGACAATCCAAATGCTTCTGATATTTTTCCATTTTGGAAAAGGCCAACAAGAATTGTTGATGCGTTTGCTATTGACTCTCCAAATTTTGCTCCGAATTCAGCAACGTCCACATTGTTGAGCGCATTCAAAACTGCCTCAAGCGGAAGAACAAACTTAGCGGTCATCGCCAAGAAGAATGTCCTTAGCTTATCGGCAATGCCTTGAATGTGTTCAAAAACTCTAGATAAACTTGCTGCACTTGCAGTAAGCACTGCCGCTTGACTTCCGTAAATCTCCCTTGCCCTGCTCATTGCCTTTTCAAAATCAACTTGAGTCTTAAAGAGGCTTGAGAATTTACGCTGAGATGTAATTATTCTTTCTATCTCCTCTCTTGTTCTTCCTGCGGCTAATCCACTTCCTTCTAGCGCTTTTTGAGCGAGGAGAAGCGTTCCTGGGTCAATGTTCCCTAACGCCTTTCCGGCGTTGTACATTTCATTGCCAAAGTTAATAGCCTCATTGACTCCCTCCCTAAAGAACTCCGCAACCTTTATGGCAGCAAACGCCGCTGTAAGCACGGTCAACGCTTTCTTGGCAGACTCAATCGCACGATTGAATCCGCTAAGGTCAAGCTCAAGATATCCTGTTGCGACTGGGCCTGCCATTATAGGTATTGCCCAGAGGTGTTAGCCTTCCAAGCTTGATTGATTTTCCGAGTGATAGCGGCAAGTTTTCGCTGGAATGTTGCTCCAACAATATTGCCAGCGGTAATTGTTACATGATCTCTTTCTTCAATGATTCCAGAGTACTTGACCGTATTTTGAATCCAGATCCTCACTCGCTCTTTGTTTGCGTCGATCATCCAAAACCTCCACGCTTTAGAAAATGTGTATCTTGCCTTCAAGCGACGCTTCAACTCTTGATTTGGGTTTTGAGATGTGCCTCGAAAAATCATTCCCCAACCCAATCGATTCCTAACCTCGGTGATTGCTTCCCTGCTCATCACTGAGTCCTTGCTTTCCCGCCGGGAGCGCATCACAAACTGGCGTCCTGCTTGACGCATCATCAAAACGCCTTGACGCCGAGACTCCTTCTGAATCTTGACGAATGACTTCTCTATTGCTGTAGCGTTAAACCTCATCTGTAAAAGCGGTGTCTAGCTGAGTGAATTCAAGTGGTTTTGTCCCAATGTTGTGCAGTCTTAGTAATGCATGACAATAAACATTGCCTCGGTACAAAGGCAACTCCCAAAGTATGAAATGTTCTTCCCATCGGAAGTATCGTGCAAGAGTAGCCACGTAGGCCGCGCACGATGGCGGCTCAATCAGTTTGGGTCTGCGTCATGGCTAGGGTCTTCATTTGATGTCGCTCGACCATCATTGCTATGCTTGATTAAAGCGCCTACAACCTCGCCTGCTTCGTAGCAATCTTCGACCGAGTATTTGATCTCATCGACCCATTTGGCAACGGCAATGTCGAACTTAATTGGAGTCCTGCGCCATTTGATCAGATCCTGCTCGTTGCAGATGCATCCGTAGATGAACGATGGCAAGTCCATAAAGGTTGGTTCAACAAGGTTTACCATGCTGAGTACCAACGCTCGGCGAGCATAGGTAAGTGGTTTGATCTCAATACCCTTGAACTCAAAGGTTTTGAAGTAGTCTTCGTTTTCGTCTAATTGTGTCATAATAGCGATTTCATTCTGCTTTTTAGCGTTGAGTTTGCTCGGTCTCCGATAAGCACAGTCTTCTCCCCATGCTTGATAATCCTCATTGGAGCTACCTTCTTGCGAATCCAATTCAGCAAGACCTCTCGATTTTCAAGCACACCCTTCATGTAGTAAAGCGGATGCTCGGTCGGAAGAGTAAATGTAGACCAGTTCCTTGCCTTCTCGTACGCATTGACAATCTCCAATGCCTTGTCCCTTACTCCAGTAACATCAAACCAAAAGGTGTAAGTTTCCTTTCTGATGCCGTTAACGTCTGTAGTCAAGCACGTTATGGGGTCTTCACTGCGAATAGGAATGCCTAGGGCAATTAAAATTGCCGCGAGCTTAATGTCGCAAATATAGATAGTGTCCATAAGGATATGTCATTTCAGAAAAACTATTGAGTCAGAATCAACGGATACTGAGTAGCGTTGATTGTGATTTTTTTGAACTCAGTATTGCTTTTTGCTACCTCGACATCGTCCGTAAAGATTCCGCCAGTTGTGACTCCGTTTGTAGTTGCCGTATTGACTAGTCCAAGAACAAGTCCTGGAAATGCAGCCCCAACTCCAGACTGAGCAGGGCCAGTCATCACTCCAGCAATCGAGAATGTTTGCAGTGCATTATAGAAAGCAACAGCAACAAATTCCCCTTCAGCATTCCGAACTTGATTTTTTTCACGGCTAGTTTTTGCTGTGAATGATTGGCAAAGAATCCCAGTCTCTGCTGTAAGTCCCCACATCACTCCGGTTGCTCCAATAGTTGTAACTGGCATATTTTATAAAAATTAAATTTTTTGTTGAAAGTTAAATACGTCAGTTATCTCTAGGCATACAATACAAAGAATAGTTGATATTGTAAACATAGGATTTTGATTCTTGATCAACTGCCATTGATCCAGATGCTGGAACAAATCCATGACAATGGAATCCAGTGATAGCAGAAAGAGCAGATGCTGGAGATGTGTACGCCATGTTGTTAAGCGAGTTTACTACATCCGTCCGCTGATCGGTGGATGTCTCCTTTACATGAGAACGAAATATTACGCTCATCGACACGAGGTATAGTCCGCACCCAGGCGTTACCTGCTCCTCGGCAGACTCAGCGTGAACAATCACATATGGCATCGGCTGCTTTATCTCGTCGTGATCGCTGATGTAGACTTGATCCTCGGCGACTGTCCCCTTAAGATTTGTGATGAGCAACGTGGAAATCGCCTGCTCTGCCAATGAAATTACGTTGTTGGTGATCATGCGCCTTTCACTCTGACAATCAATTCGTTGCTGTCAGCACTAATCGTTGTGGTAATTACAATTTTCTTACGATTAATCTTCTCCCCGATCTTCCCTTGCTCGTCCAAATCCTGAATGTAAAGCGTGTCTCCCGGCTCAAGCCCGGGAAGGTCTGACGCTAGAAAATGAATGATCTGTCCCATGTTGATCATCGGGCCACCAAAGTCATCGATCTCATCCTCGCTCATGTCATTGAGCAGGACTGTGTAGGTTGTGCTAATCCCATTGTTGATCACAATTGCCGTCCGAGGGATGTCGTACTTGAACACTCCTGCTAAATCTTGCGCTAGAAAACTACTGATGCTCACGAAGGAAGGCTACTCAGATTTGGGTTCTCTGTCAATCACGGTGTAGACATTGGAAAGTTGATCCTTCCACACAATATTCGGCAGAAAGTCTTGAGTCTCTGGAATTTTTGTGTTCGCGTAAATCCATGCGTCCCACAAATCTTTTGGCATAATGTTGTCAGACGCTGGGATGATAATCTTCCCTCTGGCAATCGTAGCTCCACAAACGAGCATATCGGCGATTGTAGCGTCTTTTGGGCAAATCTGATGGCGGAATCCCCTGTACTTATCAAGCGAGTCTTCATCGCCCTCCTTGAGCGCAAACACCCACTCTACCTTGTTTGCGTATTGAGAATTGGTTAGCCACGTTTCTCGTGCTATCAGTCCAGATTGGTAACTTGCTTCTGAAGCGTAGACAATCGTAAAAACTGGGCCATCCTCTCCAAAGTACGTCTTTTCAAAAGAGTCGATGTCTCCATTTGTCAGCCTGAGACATTGAGCGTAAATCTCAACTCCGCGCCATCCATACCAAAGGTGGTTCAAGCACCAGTAACTTTGAGCAGGTTTTGGGATGCTGATCATAATGGTGGCAAGCTGCATTGCCTTAGCGTAGTCCTTGTCAATGATCGCGTAGGAACATAGCAGTGCTAATGCTTCTCGGCGATCAGGCATTACCGAGAACGCTTCAGCGGCATACTTCTTTGAGATTTGTCCATCCTCACATTGAGCAAGGTTAAGCAGGATTTCGTATCGCTCAAGAGTTCCAAGTCCTGTACAATACAATGCCGCGAGTCCAAATGTTTTTGCCCTTGTTACTTCTCTTCCTTCAAACGCCTCTTGATGTAAGTAGAAGTAATTTCGTGAGGCATTCTGCACCTCTCTTGAAAGAATGCTCGTGTTTCGGTCGCGCCCACCGCTTTTAGTTGCTAATGGACGATGCCAGAAAATGACATCTCGGAGGACTGTATATGTTGATTCTTTCTTGAATCCCAATTGCTCATGGATGGCATATCTCCAGTAGCTTTGTTTGTTGTTCCTAACCACTCGTTCTCGAAGCACCTGCTGTTGCACCACAACGCCGCCACGCACGTTATACGGACAAATGAACATATCGTACTTCCCCTCGTTCGCGGATGATCTCAGAGGCTCAATAGACCCCTCATCAAGGATATCGTCGCAATCTGCCCACATCAAGTATTTGGCCTTTGTCTTCTCGGCGGCAGACCATCCCATTTGCCTAGCCTTGCCAAAGTTATCGACGTGATCGAACTCCACCTCATTGGTATAGTGCAGGATCTTGAATGGCAATCCAACCTCGGCGCACACTCGCTCAATAACTTCCTGTCCTCCGTCCCTTGGCAAACTTCCCCGAGCAAACGTAAAGACTGCCGTGTCTACTGCCGGGAAAAATGATCGGATGAATCGTTCAAGCACATCTGCTTCATTTCCAACGATTACGGATAACGCGATTAACGGACGATCTTTTTTATTCATAAGTCAATACGGATAGAATGCCCAAAAAACAAAGGGAGTCAAGCATTTCTGCTTGACTCCCGATGAACAAACCCCTCCAAGTTTTTACGCTGACCAGTTCGTTGTGATCAATGTTCCAGCATAAGCGTCAATGATTTTTTCGGATACAGTCTGTCGAACGCGCATGATGTTCGACCGACGCTCGTCAGAGCGATAGGTCTCAGGAGTGAAGAGGCCAGTGGTGTCTTTGCTCCACTGGATCGTTCGTCCAACTCCGCCAGCGGTGTATTCGCCACCAGCAACTTGACCAACCCAGATGTGAGTGCTAGGCCAAATAAAATCGCCAGAGAATGCCAATCCCTTGCCAGCGGTGTTCTTAGGCGCTTTGCCGATGTAAAGCGTTTCAACTCCAAGGGCTTGAGCAACATCTTGCTCATTTGGCAAGGCGCGTTGATTTGCGATACGAGGCACAACGCCGTAGATCTGATTCTGCATCAATGTTGCGCGACGCACACGGTTAAACACGTTCTGCGACATACACACGGCGTTGGCAATGATGCCACGCTTGAGCAACAGAGTCTTAGCCGCATCAATGTCCTGTGCCGGATCAGTAGTAGCAAAAAGAGCGGCCGTGTAATTTACGATGGCAGCTGTAGCGTCAAACGTCGAAGTGTTAATAATTGCAGCGGCAACGCGAGCTTCGTAGCTAATGCGAAGCGAACGCTCCAAGAGCATCGCCTCAGTCGCTTCGAGATTCATAAAGCGCTCAACTTCAGCCTCGTAGCTGTCATCGACTACAGACTCCAGACCATACTCTTGGCAGTCGAACGTGTCAGTGTCAAAGCGGCGATTGACGCGATTGTAGCCAGAACCACCTTCGCGAGCTTGCGCGTCGGCATTAAGAAGTTCAGCGTTAGCGAGGTTTGCTTTCAGATAGATACCGCGACGGACGTCTTCAGACTTAACTGGGAGAACGAGGTCTCCAATAAAAAGCTTGCCGAAATCTGCGTTGGCCTGTTGGACAAGGGCGTAAATGTCGCTCCGAGGCGTTGCTTGTGCATTTGTGTAGGGCATAAGTAGTTAAATGTTAAATAGTTGCGTTGATTGTTAGAGTTTGCCTGCAAATTCAATGGTTGAACTGACTGCGCCGGACGAGAGTGCTTGAAGAGCAAGAGGCCAAGTGGTTGCAGTGACCGTGGAGGCATATCCGCCCGTAGCAATAGAGTAGTTATTGCCAGCGGTAACAAGCACAGTGGTTTGAACCATAAAAGTTCCCGGGGCGGTAAAGAGTTTAACCTGTCCATATCCACCAGCAGAGCAGTCCTGTTGGAGAACGCCAATGCCTTGAGTTACTCCTCCAGCGGCAGGACTGATTGAGCCGTCAGAAAGCACATCTACCACAAGAAATGCGGAGATTGCTGGACTGGCAATGAAGGATCGAAATCCGTTATCGTTTTGTGAAGCCATAAATTTTGGTTATTTGATTTGTTGATTGTTATCGGACATTGCGGGATTCCGCATATTCCTTAGAATACGTCTTGATGCAGTGAATCATTGCTTTGGTCTTGTCTCCGTCGAAACGCTTAGTTTCGGATTCGACAATCTCAGCGAAGTTCTTTTTCGTCGGCACAGTCGATGCGCCAGCGGAAGGAAGGTGAATTCCCATTTTTGAAGCGAACGCCTTGATCGCGAGTTCCGCGCCAAGTTGAGCGGCCTTTTTAAGCTCCGTTTCCTTAGCCGCTTCAGCAGCAGTGTCCTTGTCAATGACCAGTGCCGGGTCTTCCATCACGGCTTTACCTTTGACAACAGGGTCAATGGTTGGGTCTTCCACAACAGGAGCAGCACCATCGGCAGTGTCGTTGATTGGATAATCTTTTGCCATGCACTTTTTGAATTCAGCATATTCAGCCATGTGAGCGGCGAACATAGCAGCAAGATCACCCTCTGCCATTTTAGCTTCAGGTTTCACTTCAGGATCAGTAGATGTTTCGAACTTCATATTCTTATTAGTTGTTATTGTTTTAGCAGATTGTTTGTGTATGTCAACACCCTCTTTGGATGAGAAAAATAGCGAACTGTTTGCCGCAGGATCACTTACCAATGCAGCAGTAATAACTTCATCACATCTTGCCATGCATCTTCCATTCATTTCCTCATCTATTCCGAGGAATTCAAGAGATAATCCCATGTGCGATGGATTCTTTCTGGCGATCTCAAATATCTTTGGCGATTCTTCTTCGCTGTCGTAAATATGCAGATCGCCGATGACTCGCGAATCTTCCAGCGTAAACTGGTCTACATAGCCAATGGTGGAGAAAACTCCACTGCCGTGATCAACCTTGACCTTGATCGTCCCGCAGGATTCACAGCACCGATAGACTTGCTCCAAGGTGGTCTTGTCCACAAACACTTTTGCACCAGTCTTATCAGATCGATGCCCCTTAGCTTCTCCAAGGGAGATTAAGGACACACTGTGAATGGTGCTGGTTTTCTCGTCTACCAGTGACTCGGTATTGATGGTCTCTAAGAACATGGATTTTGAAGTTTTATCGGCGTTGGCAACGCTGAGTTTTTTGTCGGCAGTTATTTTTTCCGCTTTGTTTTTGAACCAGTCTCTTGCTGGCTGTGGATTCAAGGGATTAATTCCCCACAGAAAGTGAGCAACTGCTCCAGCGCCTGGGTAATCTTTGTGAGATGCATCGTTGTTTTTAGATGCTTGCAAATCAACGGAGTGCCTTGCACCCCAAGCATTTGCAAGGATGATTTTTTCGTCACTAATTTCTCCCGATGCCATTTTCCGAGCGGCGTCTTTTGTTCCCTCGGTCAATCCATCTCCACCAAATCCTTGCTTGAGGAAGTCGAGTCCCTTTCTCGCCGCGCTGGCAATGTAAGCAGGAGGGTTCATTGTTGAGGCGGCACGTCAGCAGGGTCTGGCACGATGGAGGTGGACATTGACTCAGATTGCGAAATGTTGGTTGGGCGAGCCATACCAGCACCAAAGACATCTTCAACGGCAAATCCGGCGGCTGAGGCTTTGTCTCGTTTGATCTTTGCCCAGCGAATCATGTCATCCGCAACTTTCTCAGGGTCTTTGGAATCCTCAGTCCAGTAACTCATTGGATTGAGCAGTCCGTTTTGATAGAGGTTCATGTTGGCGTTGGCCTCTTTGCCAATGTCGGGTTGGGGATGCGGACGATAAGACCACCTACCATAACAAACCTTGTCCATTACTGAGACGGGAAAGATCCCTTTGGCAATGGCATCAATCAAAGCAGCGTCTTTAATTCTGTGCGCCAACGGAGCTAGGACTCGTTGCCCTCGGTTAAACTCCGCTTTGGCCTGCTCACTCTCAAGGCGACTTGAGACGCCGCCAAGATTGGTGGCATCAAGGCCGAAAGAATACGGCAGGTTGTAACTCATGCAGGTCATTTTGAGAAGCAACTGCATGAGGTACTGTGTCTCTGCTCCAGGCGATGCTGAATCTGGAAACTTGATGTCTTGACCAGCAGGCAGATGATTAATCTGCCCATACTGAATGTCCTGCTGTAGACCAGTCTGCTGGTTATCAAAATGCGTGGAAGCGTATCCATCCATCGACCCTGATCCAGCGGATGCGCCAATGGAGTTGGTGAAAATGGTCAGAGCGCTGGCAAGCTTTGATTTGCCTTTGGTAAACTCAATCAACTCGTAGAGGTCGCGCAGGTTGGCTACGGCGGCGTCAAGCTTGCTGACGCCTCGGTAGGCGTCGATCTGCATTGGATCTGTGTAGTGGACAAACTGAGAAGCAGGAACGTCAATTGGATCGGTGTATTGACCTGCCGCCATGCCTCGGCGGAATACTCGAAACGCTACTGGTTCACCATTTGGGCCGATGCATACGCCACTGACATAGTCCTCGGAGACCACGTTTTGGTAAACGCCGCCAAGTCTATCTGGTTCAACGGCTTGAATGCGAAATGGCAATTGAATGAGTTCCTCGTAACTCATCGATGGATCACTGCCGGGGCGAACGAACGCCCATCCGTAGTCGCCACCTCGGTTCATCCCGAGGACGCCAAATTCCATCAGTCGAAAGAAATCCACACCTCGGTTTGCCGAGTCACAATGAGGAAACCATTCGTTATTCAGCCATCGTTCAATGTCTGCGTCCAAGGCAGAGTCGCCAGTTTGTGCATGGTATGCCACGGGAGCAACGTACATCGCGTATTTGCGATTTAGCACTTTTGCTGGGGCGAAGTTGTTTTCTAGGTCGGTCGCTTCGCGGAGCAACTGCAATCGATCCCGCTGAACTTGAAAGGAGTTTGGAGCAATCTGAGCTGGGCCGTTTGACCTGCGATTGGTAAATGTCGCGCCATCGTATTTGAACTCATGGAGCAGACGTTTTGCAGCAAGGCGACGCACACCTGCCATTGGCGAGATAATTCCAATTGCACGATCAAGCAGTGATGGTTTCATGCTAGGATGTTCCCTTGCCAATGGATGGATTGAAGTTTGCACGAACATTCATAGACCTTGTTCCGTTGAGCAATCCAAGTGCAAAGTTGCATTCTTGAAGCATTCCCGCCGCAGACTCTAAGCTTGGAAAAGTAAACTGCCTTCCTGCAATAGAGTAGCTAATACCGCGAACGGCGTTGGCAACGATACACGATAATGCCGCAGCACGAATTTCATTTAACTCGGCTACGGTGCATCCAACCAGCAATTGTCTGACTGCCATATGGAATATCCATAACGCAATAATATTGCCTACGCAACACAATTAAGGAGTTTCTTCAATTTCAACTTCGCCAGTAGTGAATAGGACTGATCGTAATCTGGCATCCAATAACGCACTGACTAGGCACATTTGGTCGCAGTCAAGCAAATGGTTTGCCTTGCCTTTCTGGACTGTCCAAGACCACCTCTTTTGCCCACTCCGGTCAACTTCCTGCCGCTTAAACTCGACCGCAGTCTGCTTCTGATATTCGACCGAGACATTTTGAGGGGCGGTGAATTTGTATGTACTCATGCCACCGCGCATTCTATGATACATATTTTTAATTGGCTGCTGCGCCCAGAAGAAGTATCGCGCCTGACGCACCTTGCCACCTTTGCCAATGCCCACATGACCTACGTTCACCGAGGAGAACGGATATTTGCGGACGATTCGTTGACCGTTAAAATTTTCATGGTGCGGGAACTCGCGGCGGTTGGTTGAATCGCCCCACAGACCCTGCCATCCATATCGAACGCAGACTTCCTGCACTGCTTGAGTGTCGAACGCGATGTCCACAAGCGTTCGACCAGGCTCAACGCCAAGTTCAATACGCAGTTCCTCCAACTCTTCCCAAGTGACGATCCGCCCCTCGTCAATAATGCGTGATTCAGACTGACCAAACGCTCGGCAGACATACCATCGATGAGCGCCTTCACCTCGGCTTGCTCGTCCTGCTTGGTTATCAATGCAGAGGAATCGCCCGATCTCTCCGTCAAACGGTTCACGCTTCAAGTACGCTCCCTTGATTCGGTCAAACTCAATACTAGCTTCGCTTTCAGCAGGGGATTCATCCCATGCCAATGCTCTGCGCTTTTGCATATAATCTCTGAGTGGCTCAATTTGCCCTGCTTTGGCTGCTGTTGACGCTTTCAGCTTCTCCATGAGGATTTGACCAAGATCGAAGTAATGGACGCTCACAGCTTCCCAATGAAATGAGCGATGGTTCGCCGGGGCGTTGGCATTGGTCACTTCGTATCTTCCGAGTTGCGCTTGTGATCGGCGGCTTGACTCGTCATTCGGCCAGTCAAGTCCACAATGTTCGCAGTTGTATCTGACCGTCGGCAGGATGCGATTCCAGACATACTCACCATTCTCGGTGGCGGTATCAGGCGTTCGGTCGAAGATCAGTCGATCTCGGTTATCTACCATCCGTTGAAACTGACGGCAGTGCGG